GTACCGCCTCCGAAGCCATACCGGTCCTTCCAGATGTGCCGGTGGTTTTCCCGCGCGGCGGCGGCTGCACACTGACTTTCCCGGTTAAAACTGGCGATGAATGCTTGCTGGTGTTCTCCGATCGCTGCATCGATTTCTGGTGGCAGAACGGCGGCGTGCAGGAGGCAGTGGACCCGCGCCAGCATGACCTGAGCGACGCCTTCGCCATCATCGGCCCGCAGTCGCAGGCAAAAAAAATCAGCGGCATCAGTACCACAGCGGCGCAGTTCCGCAGTGATGACGGCAGCACCTATCTCGAAATTAACCCAGCCACGAAGAAAATCAAGCTGGTCGCGCCAGGCGGTTTCGACGTGATCTCTCCGGAGTCCACCTTCTCGGCGAAGGTGACGATAACCGGCCTGTTAACGTGGATGGGCGGCATGGTCGGTAGTCTGGCCAGCGGCACCGCGGCGAAAATTACCGGCGCCATTGAGTTCTTCGGCACGCTGAAATCCAACGGCAAAGACATCAGCGACCAGCACACGCATAGCGGCGTTCAGTCTGGTAGCGGTAACTCAGGCAAGGTGAACTAATGCGATACCGGCGTGAAGATGAAAACGGCGACTACACCTTCGGCCAGGGTGACGACACTTTTCTGGTAAACAGCCCGGAATGCGTAGCCCAAGCCGTGAAGACACGCTTCGAACTGTGGAAAGGACAGTGGTTTCTGGATGCAACTGAGGGCACACCGTATATCCAGTCGGTACTCGGCAAGCAAAGGCCGGAAGTTTACAGCCTGGCCATACGGGATCGCATCAGCACGACTCCGGGCGTCCTGTCCATTCTCTCTTTCGATACTGTGAACAACGGCAATACGCGCCGCGTAACGTTCACGGCCTCTATCAATACTATCTACGGACAAACCACGGTCACAAGCGAGGCATAAATGGCTCTAAACCTCGAAACGCTGGGGTTATCGGCAACGGTAACGGACCAGGGGATCGTCGCGCCAGATTACCAGACAATCCTTGAAAAACTCACTGAGTACTTCCGGCAGATTTATGGCGAAGACGCTTATCTCGATCCGGATAGTAAAGACGGGCAGATGGTGGCGCTATACGCGCTGGGCATTCACGATGCCAACAACACCGCCATCGACGTCTATAACTCATTCTCTCCCGCCACCGGGCGCGGGCGCGCGCTGGCGAGCAACGTCAAGATTAACGGAATCGCCCGTAAACTATCGACCAACTCCACTGCCGATTTGGTGTTGTCAGGCGACACCGGCACCTTAATACCCGCTGGAATCGTCCGTGATGACAACGGCGTCCAATGGGCATTACCTGTCAACGTGAATATTCCCGCTAATCAGACGATAACTGTGACGGCAACCTGCACCACGCCCGGCGCAGTCGCGGCACTGGCGGGCACTATAAAGAATATTGCCACCCCGACGCGCGGCTGGCGCAGCGTGACCAATCCTGCTGCGGCAACTGTCGGCACCCCAGTGGAAAGCGATGCGCAGCTGCGCGGCAGGCAGGCCAGAAGCACGGCATTGCCGTCGCAGACCACGCTGGACGGCATGGCCGGGGCGCTACTGGATGTTACGGGCGTCACCCGGCTGCGGATTTACGAAAATGATACCAATGTCTCTAACGCCAATGGATTGCCGGCGCACTCTATTTGCGCGGTGGTGGAAGGTGGGGCGGTAAAAGACATTGCTGAGGTGCTTTCGAAAAAGAAAGACCAGGGTACCGCAACATTTGGCACCACGTCGGTGGACATTACCGGTAAATACGGCGAGGCGAAAACTATCCGGTTTAGCCGCCCAACAGTGGTCAGCATCTTCGTAGAGATAGAGTTGACCACCTATACCGGCTATACGTCGCAAATAGCTGAGGAGATGAAGGCGACGATCGCAGCCTACATCAACAGCCTGCGCATCGGTGAAAGCGTACTACTTAGCCGGATCTATTCTCCAGCCAACCTTGGTGTGATGAGCGGTGGCGACAGTCGATACTACGACATTACGTCACTGAAAATCGGTAAAACGGCTGCTGCCGTCAGCGCAGCGAACGTAGCCATTCTGTTTAATGAGGCGGCGGCTGGCGCCACCGGAAACATCAAGGTGACGGCGACATGAGTAAATACACGGAGCTGATCACCAACTACCACGTTACAAAATCCCGCTTCCCCCAGCACGTCGACCTTATTACCCGGCCATTCACTGATATCAGCGGGATAATGCAGAAGTTCATTGATGATTTCGATCTCGACAGCGCCATTGGCGCGCAGCTGGACGCCGTTGGCCTCTGGATAGGGCGCGGTCGTGTCGTAAGTGTTCCGATATCGAATGTCTACTTTTCATGGGACACGGACGGTCTGGGATGGGACCAGGGGAGCTGGCAGGGGCCGTTTGACCCGGATTCCGGATTTACCCATCTCAGCGATAGCGTGTACCGCTTGGTGCTGAAAGCGCAGATCGCAATTAACACCTGGGACGGGACGATCGGGCATCTGGAATCGATTCTGGAAACCATTTTTTCCGGTTCTGGCATAGAAATGCAGATTGTCGACAACCAGGACATGAGCATCACCATCAACGCGATCGCCCTGGCTGGTATCGCCAACACATCCGCAGAACTTATCGCGGTGATTAAAGCCGGGGAACTCAATATCAAGGCCGCTGGTGTTCGCGTCAGCAGTCTAAATGTCATCGACCCGGCACACCCACTATTTGGTTTTGACACACAAAGCACTGCTATTGCCGGTTATGACACCGGCTACTGGAGTTAAAGAATGGCAAAAAATGATTTTAAAGCGTTCTCCGTCGCCGGAGGGGCTAACGTATTATCGCAGGCTGAATATGAAGCGCTGGCCGCGCTGAGTACCGGATTTTCATCCGGGAAAGCCAGCTCAAAGGAGATCAACAAAGTCCTGAGGCAGGCATCATTTATAGCCGCATCGCTGGCTCAGTTTGTCAGTGATAAAGCGGCCGCGGATGTGCTGGATGATGGCAGTCAGTCAGGGTTTATTACCAAGTTGACCGACGCGCTCAACAACACATCACAGCCACTTGATGCCACGCTGACTGCGCTTGCAACACTGGTCGGTGCGGCCAATAAAGTGCCTTATTTCAATGGCGCAGATACAGCCGCACTAACTGACCTTACTCAGGTCGGACGCGACATCATCGGTAAATCGGATGTTTCCGCTGTTATACAATATCTTGGACTAAACGCGTTTCATAGTGACAGCAGATTTACCAGCGTTTCCGCTCCCAGCGGTGGGGTATTTTTTTACATCACACCCGCCGGTGACTGGGGTGTCCAGGATTCTGCTGGGAACCCACTTCCATTACCTATTGCAGGAGGTGGGACTGGTGCAAACACACTATTAGGTGCAAGGGTGGAATTAGGGATTGCGTCTTTTGGCGGCGACGGGACGCTCACCACCATGTCCTCACCTGATGGAAAAGTTTATTTATACATTGATGACGATGGACACTGGGGAGTTCAGGACTCCGCAGGTAACCCCTTACCTTTAGCTATTGCCAACGGAGGGACGGGGGCAAATACACTGCTCGGTGCAAGGGTGCAACTTGGGGTGGCTAATTTTGGCTCAGATGATAACAGAGCGACAATGTCCGCGCCTGGTGCGCCAGCTTTTATTTTCATAGATAAGCATGGTGATTGGGGTGTGCTTGACTCAACCGGAAAAGTTATCCCTCTGCCATTATCGCGGGGCGGTCTGGGGGCCACAGACGCTGCTGGCGGAAGAACTGCATTAGAGCTGGGAACTGCTGCGACCAAAACAGTAGGAACAGGCGCAGGGCAATTGCCTGACATGAGCGCTTTTCAGGTGTCGGCAGTAGCTAAAGGGTATGAACGCCAGCCCAATGGCCTATTGAGGCAGTGGGGCACTATAACTATTGCCGCCGCAAATGGTAATGCTGATGTCGGCATTGACTCTTTTGCTATCCCATTCCCGAACGGCGTATTGAACTGCCGAGTAAATGGTACCTCAACGCTGACCGACACTCCCTGCTTTGCTTCAGCGGAAGCTATAGACAGGAATCAGATTCGAATCAAGGCCGTCGCTGTAGATCTGACAAACAAAACTATAACCCAGGGAATGGCCGTGAGCGTCGCCTGGGAAGCTATTGGAGCTTAACAATGAAAGAATTTATCTACAGCGCAAAAAATAATGCTTTCTATCCTGTTGATATGTTTTCTGATTACGAGTCCGCAGGAACCTGGCCTGATGATGGTAAAGAGGTTGACAGAGAGGTGTTTGTTGAATTTACATGCGCAACCCCGGTAGGGAAAGTTCGTCAAGCAGGACCTGACGGGTTGCCTGCATGGGGTGATTTACCGCCACTGACAAAACAGGAGCGAATCGCTCAGGCTGAGGCAAAACGGCAGCAGCAGCTGGACGCTGCAAACAGCGTAACGGCTGACTGGCGAACGGAACTGGCGCTAGGCATTATCAGTGATAAAGATAAGGCCGACTTGATCAAATGGATGGCGTATATAAAGGAAGTTAAGCTTTTAGACATCTCTAATGCCCCGGACATTGCATGGCCAACTCAGCCAGCTGTGTAAACCCTCTTGATCTGCACGCCCTTTAAAACTACTGTATATAAAAACAGTATAAAGGAGTGCAGATCATGCCCCGTCAGCCGGATATTCATGCTGCTTTTATTGCGGCTATACAGCAAAACCCTAAAGGCTATCTTTGCCTTTACACAGATAAGTTTATCGCTGAGTTACATGACAGACACTGGCATTTCAGTCAGTCCGATGCCAACTCATGGATTCAGCGTTACCAGCCCGACTTCGCCGACAAGAGCACGGAAGGCAGCGGCAACCGTTACTGGATCCTTCGCAATATGGGGAGGGTGTTCTGATGGGGTTCCCTTCACCGGCAATGGACTATGTTGAACAGCGCATATCG